AAGTCGCCCGTGAATTGAACTTGAGTCAGGCTTCCGCGCAGAAGATGTTAGACACACTTGGTCCAAAACTCGCTGAAAGGCAGATGGCTCAGATCGACACAATCCGACAAGGATGGGTTGATTCGTCACGAATTGATAAGGAATTCGGCGGAGAGTCACTCGACAAGAACATGTCGGTTGCTAAGAAGGCGTTGGACACATTTGGGACACCTGAACTGCGAACGGTATTAAATCAATCTGGTCTAGGAAATCATCCTGAAGTCATCAGGTTTTTTTATAGAGCAGGAAAATCAATTAGTGAAGATGGTTATGTCGGTCCGTCAAGTGGCTCAGGTTCAAAGGGACAACCACGAGACTTTGCATCACAAGCGTCAATGCTTTATTCAAATCAAAAATCTTAATTTTAAGGAAACTTTTTTATGGCAACACTTGCAACAACAAATTTAACTCTCGCTGACTGGGCGAAACGAACTGATCCAAACGGATCTGTTCCAGTCGTGGCTGAACTCCTCTCGCAAACAAATGAAATTCTTCAGGACGCAGTTTTTAAGGAAGGCAATTTGCCGACTGGCGAACGCGTTGTAATCCGAACAGGATTGCCAACCGTGTACTGGAGAGCATTGAATCAAGGGATTCCAAGTAGCAAGTCAACGACTGCACAAGTTGACGAAGCATGTGGAATGCTTGAAGCCCGTTCAGAAGTGGACAAGGATCTTGCGATGCTCAATGGCAATACGGCTCAGTTCCGTTTGTCCGAAGACACTGCATTCTTGGAAGCAATGAACCAAACACAGGCAACGACAATGTTCTACGGCAACCCTACCACTGAACCAAAGTCGTTCCTTGGATTGGCTGGTCGATACTCAAGTTTGTCGGGCGGAAACGCAACAAATGTTATTACCGCTGGTGGTAGTGGCTCTGACAACACTTCGGTGTTCTTGGTTTGCTGGGGCGACAATACCGTGTATTGCCCATTCCCTAAGGGTTCAAAGGCTGGTTTGATCCATGAGGATCTTGGCGAACAAACTGTGTTTAACAGTGACAGCCGTATGCAAGCGTATGCGACTCGTTACCAATGGAAGAACGGGTTGGTAGTCAAGGACTGGCGCTATGTTGTTCGTATTCCAAACATTGATGTCAGTGATTTGATTGCTCAAAGTGGTACTCAGGCTTCAACGGCTGCTACGAACATCATCAAGTTGATGGCAAGAGCAATCTACCGCATTCCAAACATGTCAATGGGTCGATGTACATTCTACATGAACCGCACTGTTCACAGTGGTATGGCTTTGGCTGCGTTGGACAAGAGTAGTGCCGTGTTGAAAATCAACGAAGGTCTCACTCAGTTTGGTCAACCACACAGTTGGTTGACATTCCTTGGCGTTCCACTTCGCAAGGTTGATTCTTTGCTCAACACTGAAGCCGTTGTTTCATAATTCAAATTTCACAAAAGGAAAAAACACAAAATGATTACTGATAACTTTCTAAGACTTTCTGGTTCACTTACGGCTGGTTCTGCAACTGGTCAAGCCGTCACTGCTACAGCAAATTCAACCAATGTCGTTGATCTCTCGCTTGCGCGAGATGTTGGCGAAGGCGAAGATTTGTATGTGCAGTTTACTGTTGGAACTGCGTTTACCGCAGGAGGTTCGGCTACTTTGACTCCAACAATTGTTGTTTCTGCTGCTGATAGTCTCACAACGCCAACCACAATTGCCACGGCTGGTACTATTGCTGTTGCAACTTTGGTTGCTGGATACTCATTTGCAGTTCGTTTGAATCCACTAATTGCTTCGCTTGGATTGCGTTATCTGGGAGCAATTTATACTGTTGCTACTGGTCCAATGACTGCTGGAACAATCACAGCAGATATTGTTACTGACATTCAAGACGGCAAGAAGTTTTACGCGTCTGGTTTTACTGTTCTTTAATTTAAGGAGATTTAATGTCAAAGGTAAAAGCAAAAGTCACATGTTTCATTGACAACTCACTCCGCAATGAGGGAGATGAATTTGAATACAACGGTCCAAAAAACACGAATGTCGAAATTCTCGACGGGACTGATTTTGAAAAGACCGAAGTTAAAGTAGAGGACACTCAAGTTGCAAAACAAAAGTGGACTCCAAAAAACAAGACTGTTGCTTCTTCGGCTGACTAATCTCGTTTGTAATGATTCATACGAGCGAGGGGAGTCGATGAGAAATCACGGCTCCTCTCGTTTTCATAAGGAGGTTCGATGGCTAGCGTTGTAGATATTTGTAACCTTGCGTTGGCTCATATTGGTGACGATGCAACGGTTTCAAGCATTGATCCTCCCGAAGGTTCCGCACAGGCTGAGCATTGCAAGCGTTTCTATGCAATTGCAAGAGACACAATGCTCCAAATGCATAATTGGAACTTTGCTTCAAAGCGCATCTCGTTGGCTCAAGTTACAAACCCAATAACCGAATGGCTGTATGCATACGCGGCTCCTTCGGATATGTCTGTTGCAGTTTCAATTCTTGCTTCAGATGCTGGTGATGATTACTCGGCTCGTTTCGTCCCAACCGACACACCATTCTTTCCGCCAGTTGTTGCGGCTGGTCAGTACACACCTCAGCCATATTCAATTGAAGTTGACACTATTGGCAACAAAGTCATTTACACAAATCAAGAAACTGCGGTACTTCGGTATCAGGCTTTAGTCACAGATCCAACAAAGTTTGATGCGTTGTTTGTTCTGTCTTTGAGTTGGCATCTCGCAAGCATGCTTGCAGGTCCAGTCATCAAGGGAGATGCAGGATCTGCGGAAGCAAAGCGCTGCATTCAGATGATGGCTGGATACTTGCAAGCAGCAAAGCAGTCGGATTCAAATCAAAGGAACATCAGGGTTGAGCATGTCGTTTCGTGGACAAGTGGACGCTAATGCCAACGACCAGAACATTCAATCGGTCATTTGCTGGTGGTGAGTTGTCGCCTGAAATGTTTGGTCGTATTGATGATCAGAAGTTTCAGACTGGCGCTGCAAAGATGCGAAACTTTATTGCATTGCCGCAAGGTCCTGCTGTAAACCGACCAGGAACAAAGTTTGTACGCGCAGTCAAAGACAGCACCAAGAAGACTCGACTCATTCCATTTACATACAGCACCACACAAACAATGGTTCTTGAGTTTGGTCAGGGATACATACGATTTCACACGCAGGGCGAGACACTGCTTGCAGGAACTGGAGCCGCATACAACGGAGCAACTCCATATGTGGTTGGAGACATGGTCAGTTACGGCGGTTCAAACTATTACTGCATCCTTGCATCGACAGGCAACTTGCCGACCAATGTCACATATTGGTTCTTGATTTCAAGTCCTGCATACGAAATTCCAAGTCCATACTTAGAAGCGGACTTGTTTGATATTCACCATGTTCAGTCGGTAGATGTGTTGACATTGGTTCATCCAAATTATGCGCCACGCGAACTGCGAAGACTTGGCGCAACGCAATGGACTTTAACTTCTATTTCTTTTGTTCCAGCCGTGTCAAGTCCAACTGGTGTCGCAGTCGCAGCATCCTTTGGTGAAAGATTTGACATTGTTTCTATTTCATTGGCAAATCCAGGATCTATTGCGTGTTCTTCTCAACATCAATTTGTCAAGGGTGATTCGGTGTATATCAGCGGTGTTGGTGGAATGACAGAACTAACAACAGGATTCTATGTTGTGAATACTGAAGGAGCCGCCGCATTAACGGTAAAGGATTACGCAACTGGCGTACCTGTAGACACAAGTTTATTTACTGCCTATACAAGTGGCGGTAAAATTGAATATGGAACAAAGATATTTGACATATTAAATTATTATGTTGTCACTGCTATTGCTGAAAACGGTGTTGACGAAAGTCTTGCATCCTCAAGCGTAAGCGTGACAAACAATTTGTATGTCAATGGTGCGTTTAACACAATTACTTGGTCTACGGTTACTGGTGCTATTCGATACAACATCTACAAAATTCAATCTGGTTTGTATGGATACATTGGTCAAACACAGGCTTTGTCATTTACCGACAACAACATTGCGCCTGACATGGGAATTACAACTCCTGTTGTTGAAACGGTTTTTAACAGTGCCAACAATTATCCTGGAGCAGTTTCGTACTTTGAACAGCGCAGAGTGTTTGCTGGAACAACCTACGCTCCACAGCAATTGTGGATGACACGGTCAGGGACTGAAAGCGACATGTCGTATCACTTACCTGTAAAGGATGACGACCGAATCTCGTTTAAGGTTGCAGCGCGTGAAGCCAATACCATTCGGCACATTATTCCGCTGCAACAGTTGATGTTGCTGACCAGCGCAGCCGAGTGGCGTGTGTCGCCAGTGAACAGCGATGCGATTACGCCGACTACAATTTCAGTTCGACCTCAGTCTTACATTGGCGCAAACAATGTGCAGCCATCAATCATCAATAACAGCATGGTCTATTGCGCGGCGCGTGGCGGTCATGTGCGAGAATTGGGATACTCATGGCAGTCCAACGGGTACATCACGGGAGATCTTTCGCTTCGAGCAGCGCACCTGTTTGACAATTACGAGATTTCTGACATGTGCTACAGCAAGTCTCCTCATCCAATAATTTGGTTTATTTCATCAACTGGATATTTGTTGGGATTAACTTATGTTCCTGAGCAACAAATTGGTGCTTGGCATTGGCATGACACAGACGGCACATTTGAAAGTTGTGCCAATGTTGCCGAAGGAGCAGAAGACCATGTGTATGTTGTTGTCAAGCGAACAGTCAATGGCAACTCAGTTCGATATGTAGAGCGTATGGCATCAAATGCATTTGATTCTCTCGATGATTGCTTCTTCGTGGATTCAGGATTGACTTATGACGGGAACAACACGACTGCAACAACTGTGACCGTATCAGGCGGAACTCTTTGGGGACCAACCGAAGTATTGACAATAACGGCATCGACTCCGATCTTTGCGTTCCCAGCACTGACAGATATCGGTGATGCGTTCGTATTCACGGCAACTGACGGAACACAGTACAGGTTGACAATTGAGGGATGCTCATCAACGACCGTAGTTCAGGCTCGATCTGACAAGGTTCTAGCGGCGGCATTTCGCAATGTGCCTATCTCAAATGGCGCGTTCGCACGAAATTCTGTTGGAGGTCTGTCACACTTGGAAGGAAAGACTGTTTCTATATTGGCTGACGGAGCCGTCATGCCAAGCAAAGTTGTCGTTGGCGGATCAGTTTCAATTGATCGAGCGGCAGTCAAAATACATGTTGGCTTGCAATACTTCAGCGACTTGCAGACTTTGCCGCTGGCAATAAACATCGAAGCCTTTGGTCAGGGTCGAGTTAAAAACATCAATCAGGCTTGGGTTCGAGTGTTTCGTTCAAGCGGTCTGTTTGTTGGACCTACTGCCGACAAGTTGACAGAGGCAAAGATGAGAACGAACGAACCATATGGATCACCGCCATCATTGCGTTCCGACGAGATCAGCGTCAACATAACACCGACATGGGCGCAGGGCGGTCAGATCTACATTCGTCAGGCTGATCCACTTCCATTGACGGTTGTCGGGGTAACCATTGAAGCGGTAGTAGGAGCATAAACATGTACGCAGATCCTTACGCCACATCTCAGTTGGACAACCGTTTTTATAATGGTCCATCAACTGGGTTTACTGAATTTGATCCTAGCGGTGCGGCGATCCCATCGTCTGGTATGGATGCCGCTGGAGCGTTTCAGGTGGCTGGCGGAATCATGGCGATCTTTGGCGCGGCAAACAGCGCCATCGGGACTTTCTACCAAGCACAAAGCGCACAGAACCAACTGAAGGTTCAGGCTCAAAACGAACGGTTCCAGTCGCAGATGTCTGCCATCAACGCCAAGAGCGCCGAGTTTAGCGCCCAGCAGAGCCTCTTGGCTGGCGAGAAGCAGATTGGGCAGTACACAATGAGGGCTGGTCAACAGAAGTCGTCAGCGGTCGCCTCAATGGCTGCAAGAGGCATCCAAGGTGGCGTTGGATCTGCCAAGGAAGTCATTGGCAGTATGGACATCGTCAAGGAAATCGACAGGCTGACAATGTCGGCAAGCAATGTCCGTCAGGCTGAGGCGATTAGAACTCAAGCCATGAACTACCGCAACCAGTCCATTATGTCTGGTCTGTCAGCCGACAACCTTAACACCAGCGCGGGGACTATTTACCCAGGGCTTGGTATGGCAACCAGCCTGATCGGAAGTGCAACAGACATTGGTGGAAACTGGGCAAGAGACAACAGGCTTGAACAGTTACTTCTCGCACAGTCAACTAAGAGATTTTAAATGCCAACAGTACCAACATCATTTGTCCCTCAAGTTTCTCCACAGGGTGATGGAGGAATAGTTCCACTTCAGGCTCCTCCAGTTGAGGGTGTACGCAACGCATTGCCAGAGCAACAGATTCGGTTTGGCGAGGCAATGAGAGGCGCTGGAAATGTTTCCTTTCGGATTGGTCAGCAGTTGCAAGATTCAATTGACGAGGCGGCTGCAAAGGCTGCCGATGTGGAACTATCGCAGTTCTCAAATAACATTCTTCGTGGCAAGGATGGATATCTCGGTCTTCAAGGTAAAGACGCAGACACAAGATACGAAGAGACAAACAGCGCAATTCTTTCTGCTGCAAATGGCATTCAGTCAAGACTAAAAAACAAGACTCAAGTTGAACTGTTTAATCAATCTGCGTCTCGAAACATTGTTCAGTTCCAAGGTCAGATGGGCGCACATTGGAACAATGAAGTTCCTAAATACTTGGCGATGGAATCGAATGCCCGTGCAATTCAATCAAGCCAAGACGCAATAAATTTACGTTCATTTTCAGATGCAGGATATGTAGAAAGTACTGCAAAGGCTAAAGCGGAAACTGCAAAGGGATTGTCTTATCTTGGAATCTACGAGGGATCTGCTCAATATGATCAATCAATGAAAAAGGTGAGTTCTGGAATTACGGCTGGAGTTGTCAGCAGGTTAATGGATGAAAATTCTTATCAAGAGGGTTTGTATTATTTAGAAGAGCAAAACAAGTCAAAGTTGATTGACGAACCGACATATCAATCGCTGCGTTCTGGATTGATTGCAAACAGAGATCGACAGATGGCTATTGAATTGACTGACAACATTAGAAAAACTGGGCAACTAATAACAAATGCTGGAACTGGAAATTATCTTGCTCCAGTACTTGGTGGAGAAGTTGTTCGATTTAGCGAAAATGAATATTCCACCAAAGACAAAGAAACCTTTAAATCAGGATTGACATTAAAAGTCAGTTCTGGAACTCAAGTTAAATCTCCTGGTAGATGCACGGTCGAAGATTACACCGAGGGAAGTAACACGGTTATTCTTAAAAATGAAGACGGAAGTCGATTTAATTTTGAAGGCATTGTTCCATTAAATATAAAACAAGGCGATCAGATTTCCCGTGGTCAAATTATTGGCACGGCAATGGACGACAAAAAAGAACTTGGAAAGGCAACTCTTACATATTCATTTGTAAAAAATGGAGTCGTCAAAAATCCGTCAAACACAAATGTTCTTGTAGACAATGTAGATAGACCAAAAACAAATACACTTCAAGACCAACTTGCTCTTGCAGATCAAATTCCAGATTCAGAGATGAGAGGTCGAGTTCGTTCGTTGCTAAAACAAGAGTACGCACAGGACGCTGCTATATATAAAGACGCGTACAACGATCTTAAATTTCAAATTTACAACATGTATGCCGCTGGAACTGAAATTCCTAAAAAAATGCTTGCATCCCTTAATCCAGAGGATCAAAAAGAGTTTGATGCTAAAAAACTTGAGTCGTCTTCTTTAGATGCAAAACTTGCAATTGCTGAGGCTGGAGGTGCAAATCAAGATTTGTTAATTCAATATGGAACGAAACTGACAAAGCAAGATCGTTTGGTTTATTTAAATCAAATGAACACCGCAGGATCATCACCAGCATCTTTTGATCAAGACACATTTAGTTTGTTGCTTCGTCAAAATGGATTTGAAGAATTAGATAACCCAAAAGGAGATAAAGACAAATTAAAAGCATTGCAAATTCGTGACGCTGTTAACACAAGAATTCAAATGCAAAAGGAATCTACTGGAAAAAATCCTTCTTTTAAAGAAAAGCAAGAAATAATGATGAGAATTTTGACTGATAAATCATATGTTCCAGGTGGATGGTTTACAGATTCAAATGTCGCAGATGTTTTATTAACAAAGAAACAAAGAGAATCTGCGTACAAAAATGTACTTGGAAGAAAAGTTCCAATTGAGAAATACGAAGAAATAACTAACATTCTTGCTGGACAGAAAGCGGAAATTACAGAAGAAAATATTCTAAAGATGCTAGAAGGATCTAAATGATTAACCAGCCAAAATTAGAAAACATTGATTCGTCAATGACTTCTCCACCAAAAGATGTCTTGAGTTACTCCGTGTCTCAAAACCCAGTTGCAAGTGAACTTGATGGAGATTCAATTGACAGTTCAATACAAAATGCGTTAGCAGAAACCGCGTCAAATCAAAGCAAGAAGGCACCAATTTCAATTCCAGTTCAAGAGTTAACTCCAATTGAAAGGGCTGTGAATGAATACGCTCAAATAAATAACGCAAGAAACAAGACTGCGCTGAATCAATCCCTTGTTTCTGCTTCTGCCAAAGATCCAGATACGGCTGCAAAGTCTCAGGCTCTTGCTACAAATTTGAATGTTTCTACTGGAGTCGTTGACTTTGACATTGAACTTGCAAAGAGACAAATGCTTTTAAGAAAAGCGGAGGCAATGAAACTTGCCGAAAAATATCCGTCACTAGCAAGAAGTTTTTTGAATCAAGACTTTGCAGAAGTTGCACATGATGACATTGACAATCTTGCAAAGACTTCTGACATATCGAGAAGGCTGATAGCAACAAATAATGCTTCATCTGATTCCTTTCCTTTAGAATTTGATCCCATAAGAACGGCAAATTATTA